TTTATACTTTGTGACTTGAAGTTTATCGACTATCGTCGGTGGTAATTGGTGTTTTCTACCCGAAAAGTCTTTACAAAATCCATAAAATCGTCCGCGCATAGTCTCACATCTACAGAAACACTTTTGAAAAATGGAATCCCCTAAAATGTAAAACCATACATGATTTGAACCGTGTGCTCTTTTTGTGTTTTCACAATACCTCGAGGTCGTGGCGACGAGATAACTGTTTTTTTCCTTGTATACATTTTTTATGCGTGCATGTCCTTGGCCTTCCATATTCTTTCGTATGAATGACTCGAGAAGTGCACACGTTTCTGGGTCTTTGAGTTCATTCTTGAGTTGTGCCGCTGTAAAAGAGCCTTCGGACTTATTGGAAGCCCCCTCTATAATGTTTGGTTCGACACCTTCGACTCGGAGTGTTGCCATGTACATAATTTCAACCGTTGGTTCGGAAGATATTCGTTCAAACATGGCGAGCGGTCCATGCTTGTAAACGAAAACGGGGAGATACTCACCCTGTGTCTCCTTTCCATTGTTGCATTCATGACACCCCTTTCCACCACAGTCTTTGTGTGTGACCCACTTGTGTGAGAATGGCATTCTGAACCCACTCCCACGCGTGTTTCTTTCGCTACTTCCATACACAGACAAATCTACGATTTCATTCCAATCTTTGGAACCATACACGAGATTGAGTGTGCCAATCACGTGCTCCCTGAGAGCGATGGCAGAATCTCGATTGACGGGAAAATCGGGCCAATTGATGTGTACACCGGTCTTCATGAGGTCACCCACGGGTTTGGGCTTCGCGACCGAAACGAGTGCATTCTTACCACCATATTTAGAGACTTTATCGCATATGACCTTGCACACTCGTTTTATTTCCTCTATAGTTAACGGGTCGTCATCCTTGTAATCGAGATCCACGAAAAAATTGTATGCATTGACCGTCTTTTGTTCGACGACGTATATTTTCTCATTTGCTTTCACACATTCCACATATTTTTCATAAAAATCAGTCAATCTATCAAACGGCACGGATAGGACTCCACCGTCCATGAGCACGTGTGATGGATTGGGGTTTTTTTCAAAGAAGCCATGAATCTTACACCACTCCTTGAACATACTTACCAATACATAGTTTTATTCTTTTAATCTTCTTCGTTTTCTTCGAAGCTTCGCCACATCGTCCGTCTATACGAAATGTCTGGATATTGTGGTTCATCTTCCACGAGTTTCTTTTTCAATACCAAAAGTTCGTACACTTTGTCTTCCTTGTGTTCTTCAATAAAAGCATTCGCTTTCTTGGGTGTGTACGAGTGTCTATCGACGAGGAGTTCATGTATTTGCATTAAAATGTAGTTCTTGGACTTCATTATTTAATAGCAAAGGATTTTCTATCCAAAGATGTAACACATGCATAAAATTCTGGGTTTTCTAGAATATTCTTCATGATGCGTTCCCATTGTTTTTTTACCCTGAACTCTTGAAGTGTATCGAACGACATGAAATCGTTTTCGTCATGTGTGCGTTTGATGGGTTGTTTTTGTATCTTTTTTGCTATTGTTTTTTGTTTTTCATCGTTAAATTTCCTTACAAGTTCCACTTGTTCTGGTTTCGTGTAATTCACGAAAAACACGAATACGTTATATTCGAGATCAACCGTGGGACTCTCCTTTACTGTAAATTTAAAGTCCGTATACTCGCCCCGTTTTAAAGAGACCACACCACGAGTCTCTTCTTCGAGTTCTCGGAGGGCACACCGAATCGGATTAAAAATCTCTCTTCGGCGACACCCTCCGGTCACGAATATCCAGTCCTTAAAGCGCTTATCTCTCACTGTGAGGAACCTTGGTTTGTCTCCCGTAAATGTTACCGGTATTGCGATTGCTTTATATTTTTTCATTGCGATGTCGCAAGTTATAATCGTTGGAGATGTTAATTATCCCCTGAGTCGGCAATTTTATTTACGGGGACTGGTTCTTCATCGTCATCATCGTCTCCCTCTTCGATAACTTGCTGACGTGGTGGTGGTTGGTGTTGCGCTTGAACGATTTTATTACAGAAAGTTTTGATACCTTCGATGTCGGATTTCGCGTTGGTGAATTCCTTGTACATGTACACCGTCGCCGCAATACAGACGACGATGGCCACGATCGTGAGTGTTTCTCGATCGAATGACAACATATTTATGTAATAGAAACGTTGAATCTTTTTAAGTAGCTTCCTCGTGATTTATGGGAGCTATGAATTTTTCAAGTGTCCTGGATTTTGGGTTGTACGTGAGTACAAAGACAAATGCCAAGAGAAATAAGTACTTCCAAATCATTTGTTATTAGTGTGTAAATAAATTTAATTCGAGTACATCAAACCACCCATACCGTTTTCGATGCGGAGAATGTTGTAGTTCACGGCATACACGTCTTGTCCCGCGGTGAAAGAACCACCGGTAGACACGAGACGCGCGGAATCCAAACGACTGAAGTTGAGCGAACCCGTGGGTTGCAACTTGGAGGTTTCGAGGCAGAATGGGTACAAGAAGTAGTTACCCGCATCACCCTCGATGGACGAAGCAGCCGTGTGATAGTACAGAGACGTTTCCGTGTAGTGTGGCACAGTTGGCTTGGCATCCGTAACATCGGTACCGTTGATTTGAAGCTTGATACTACCCGTAGCGATACCCAAAGCCGTGGCGTCAAACACATTGGACGACGCCAAGAGCTTGATTGGGTGGTTGAAGTTGAGTTCTTGCATAGCACTACCGGATGCGATGGACTTTTGGGTTTGGGTGACGACCATGTTTTGTGGCATGGACGCCAAAGTGGTGCGTTCATCGGTGTCCAAGTAGATGTACTGTGCGTGCACTTCATAATCATTCGCCACTGGTGTGTTCCACGTGATACGCAATTCCACATCATGGTACTGGAGCGCAATCAATGGAAGTGCAGATTGCCAGTTCTCACAGAAAGAGAAGCGAAGTGGGTAGAATCGAGTGGTACTCGTAGAAGAGCGGTCTGGACCCTTGCTTGTGTTTTGGGCCATGATGGTTGGTGCGATGTACTGGGAGAAATGCGACGTTTGATCATCGATGACTTGTCCACCGATCAAAAGTTCAACCTTCTTGATTCTGCTCGCCCATTGCGCCTTGGTGAGTGCGGCTGGGGTGCGTTGTGTAATGTAGGCATATCCGAGGAGATCACCTTTGCGTTCGAATCTAACAGTAGAGATACCACCATTGGTTGGGATGCCCTGGAGCACCTGGCGCTCCACGGTTTGGGCGAAGTTCGTGTGACGACGATAGCTCGAGCGGAAGAAGCTGACTTCGGGTTGGCCGACGAGGTGCGCATCTTGGGCACCGACGGCGACGAGTTGGGCAATACCACCAGACATTTTATATATAGTGAGGTTATTTTTTTATGTGAGGTTATCACATGAATAAACATACTATTGCTCTGGTGCTATCTACCATCGCTGGGTACGCGTATTATCAAATCATGGAGGCATCGTTACCGACCGAGTCGAACTGTAGTTACATGGCGGCGCCCGTGACGGACCTACTGGCGTTTATCTGGGGTTTCGTGTTCGTGGCGTACGGATTTCAATACGATAATGCGATTTTGACGTTCATGGGTGCGAGTATCGTCGTCGAACACGTGTTTCAGCTGAAAAGAAAAGTATAATTTTTACAACCTGGAGAGATTCTAAAAATTAACGGGAGAATGATTCGAACATTCGACTTCCGGGTGACCTAATAAAACATTGGTGTTTTATGAGCCCGACACGCTAAACCTCTGCGTCATCCCGTTTGCCCCCAGAGAGTATCGATCTCTCTTCTTGGACTTACTAAATCCACATTCTACCTTTGAACTATGGGGGCTTTACAATAGTATGATGTATTTATTTATTCAAAATCGCGCACAAATGTTATATTTTTAAATATGGAACAACACATTTAAAAAGATAATCTCACCCACAGAGATTCGAACTCTGGTTGATCGGTTAACAGCCGACATTCCTAACCACTAGAAGATGGGTGAATGGGTCCGGCCTACCCGATTCGAACGGGTGACCCATGGAGGGTTATATCATACTACTACAATCCATTGCTCTTCCATCTGAGCTAAGGCCGGATAAAGCTCCCACCTGTATTCGAAACAGGGTTGTTGGATTTACTTCAATGTTATTCAAAGTCCAAAGTGATGACCACTACACTATGAGAGCCTGGGTTGAGGAGGGGTTCATATCCCCACTTCATTAGTATTACTTTCTTTTTCTTTAAGTTCTTTTGTATATTTAAAATGACACATCACCAATGAGAATAAACCCGCCGCCACATTCGTGATGGTCATGGGTACCACATCGTAATGTATGGAATACACGAGCGCAAACATACTCGCGAGGAGATTCAGGTGTAAAAAGGAGTAGTTTATTGCCTTCGCGTCGTGATTTTTATACACGTGTACGACTTCCGGAATAAACATGATGGTTATGAGTATCGAACTCGCGAACCCAAGCACGTCTATGATCTTCATTTCGACTTCTTTAATTCATCGATTTCTAGTTTAAGCTCCTTTATGGCTTCTATGAGAAGACCTACCATGTTCCCATAGGCCACGGAATACGTTGTATCTTCTGAACCATGTACGACCTCTGGGAGAACTTTCATGACTAATCTTCTGGTAGAATATGTTTAACTGTAGAATTCAATATTAAACTACTCTTAGTCATGTCCGATGAAAGTGTGCCTTCCTTTAGGTGTTTATCCAATTCCTTTTTATAAACCTCGTCGCCTTCGTGTGACGCTCTACACTGTATAATGTTACGTAACCAAATTTCTACGTCTGGTGTTACGTGCTCGAGGCACTTGTAACACACTGGGCATGTTGTTAATGTAAATGTAGCACTTCCATCATCGTTAAC